GATCCAATGGCCGTCCAGAATATGCAGAATGAGACAATGAAAGCTCAGGCTGCAATGATAGCTGCACAATCCAGTCAACAAAAGATTGAGATGCAGGGAGCTATTGAGACTAATCGTGAGCAATTGAACGCACAGCAACGTCAGTTCGATAATCAAGTTAAGCTGATGGAAGAACAACGTAAAGATGTAGACATCGCTAATAAGGTGGATGTCGCTCAACGTGAAATGAAGCTGGCTGAAGATGCACCAGTAACTGAAACCAAACAAAACATGATTGTGAGTCCGAATGGCTAAGAAGCCCTCAAGTAAGAAACCTATGACCATGAAGCAGTTTGAAGGATCTAAGACTGACATGGCTGTAGATCGTAAAGCTCTTAAAGCTATCAATAAGAAACGGAAGAAATAACTTATGGCTGATATTAAGATTGTTGAGAGACCTGAACCTGTAGTTGCTCCAGAGCCTAAGCATTACGTTTACCCTGGTGACGTTCGCTCCCCAGCAAGTGAGGTTTCTAAGTAATGAAAAAAGGTTTTTCTGTTACTCCAGATCCAGATGGTAAGCATGGCTCTATGCCTAAAGGTAAAGCTCGTAAGGCTACTAATAAAGACTCAAAGATGGGTGTAGGAACTGGAGCTACCTATGGCAAGAAGGGTGGCATGGGCAAAATGGGTAAGTGCTAATACTTGACCCAAGAAGACATTGTGAGACGGGGGATGGTCGCTTCGGCCATCCTTCAGTCCGAGGATAACCAATGGTTCTACACGAACCTTAAGGCGCTCATTCTCGACAGCATTACCCAAACTAAACCAGAGCAGACAGCAGAGCGCGAACGTCTGTATTTCTCATATCGTGCAGTAGATGACATTTTAGGCACGATGCAAAGCTACGTGGACGCGGCTACCGCTATCCAACAGAATAATGAAAGCAATTCCGACTAATGGCAACAGCTATCAATAATGACGCTGATATAGAACTAGATGGCAGTGATTTAGCTGCCGACAACTTTTTACGCCACCTCACTAAGAAGGACGCTGAAGAGCCATCCGAGAAAGAAGAAGAGGGCGAAGACACAGAAGAAGATGCAACTGAACCCGAAGAAGAAACTGAAGAAGAAACCTCCGACACAAGTCCAGAGGAAGACACTGAGGAAGACACTGAGGAAACTGAAGAAGACGATGAAGAAACTGAGGAACCTGAGCCTGACAATAAACCTAAGAAATCTACTGTCATCGAGTCAGACGACGCCTTAGTAAAGATAAAGGTAGACGGACAGGAAGTTACCGCGTCTATCAAAGACCTTAAGCGTCTTTACGGTCAAGAAGCATCTCTAACCCGTAAATCCCAAGAAGTTGCACAGATAAAGCAAAAAGCAGAAGAGAGCGGTCAGAAATATGTGACTGGTCTCGAAAGTCTTCTTAATCGCGCTAAAGAACAAGCAGCCCCTTACGCTAACATAAATTTCCTTGCGCTTACTAAAGACCCCAATGTTTCATCAGAAGAGCTTGCAGCTCTCTCAGACGCGGCAAACAAAGCATTTGAAAATGTCCGTTATCTGGAGACTGAGCTTGATGGAGTAATCAGAGCGGCGTCAGAGCAGCGCAACCAACAGCTAATGGTAGCAGCCAGAGAAGCTATTAAAGTCCTTAGTGACCCTAAGACTGGTATCCCCGGCTGGAACGAACAGCTCTATAATGACATCCGACGTTTTGCTGTTGATAGTGGAATGAATGAACAGGTCGTCAACGAAATGGTTGACCCTACAGCATTCAAGATACTGCATATGGCTATGCAATATCAAAAAGGGAAAACTGCCGTAACTAAGACAAAGAAGGTGGACAAAACACCTAAGCGTATCATCAAGGGTACGCCTGATGAAACAATTAAGAAGTCAAAGACAACCCAGAAAACAGATGCTTTCAAAAGAGCAAAAGAAACTGGACATGTTGATGATGCTGCTGAAGCTTTTCTATCACGATGGGAAAACTCTTAAATCTTTTTCATAGGAATTAATTTACAATGGCTACTTATACCGCCTACGAGGTCGTAGGTAAAGCTGAAGATGTTTCCGACATCATCACCACAATTTCACCTACTACAACACCTTTTCAATCATTGATTGGCAAAGAGTCAGTCAATAACGTAATCTTTCAGTGGCAGGAAGATGCGCTTGCAGCAGTAAACACGACGAACTATCAGTACGATGGTTTCGATGCTTCTGATGCTACGCTAACTGCTACGACGCTGCGTACAAACTACACGCAGATTATGCAGAAAAACATTAAAGTTGCTAACACGACTGACCGCATTCAGCGTTATGGCCGCGCTAAGGAAACTGCATATCAACTCGCCAAGGCCGCAGCCGAATTAAAGCGTGACCTAGAGTACTTCCTGACGAACTCTCAGGCTGGCACTGGTGGACAGAACGCTGCTAACAATCTCTTGACCTCCATTGGTAATACATCTGGTGGCTCTGGTTCTGCTGCTGTTCCACGTAAGCTTGCTGCATTCCAGTCACAGCTCGATACCTCAACGTATGGCGCTGCTCTTCTCACGAAGACTGGTTCTTCAAGCACAGCAATGACTGAAGCAAACCTTACGTCTGTTCTTCAGCAGCTCTTCACGAACGGTGCTGATCCTAAGTTCTTAATGATACCTCCGGGCGAAGCTCTTAATATTGCTTCATACGCTACTGCAACTGGTCGTTATCGTTTTGCAGACAATGCTGAAGCTGATGCAGCTCGTCGTGTAGTTAATGTGGTTGATCTTTATATCAGCCCATTCGGTGAAGTAAAAGTTATCCTTAATCGTTTTCAAGTTAACACCGACCATCTCGTGTTCGACCCTGACATGTGGAAACTGATTACACTTCGTCCTTGGACGCGCACACCATTAGCGACAGTAGGTGACGCAGAACGCCAAATGATTGTCGGAGAGTTCTCCCTCAAGCACAAGCATTGGGGCGCTTCGGGCATCATCCGTAAAGCTGCCTAATTTTAATTACGGGGGAGGCTTTATGTCTCCCTCGTTTTCTATTGGTTTATAATGTCTGACACACAATTAATTAATCCAGAAGTTACCTTCGATAACGACTCAGATAACGCTCTTGTAATCAAGAACGAACAACACATCCCTCAGTCATTCTTAGATCGACTGAAGCAAGCTAGAGATGAAACCCAAGGTAACAAAATGGGTGATTATCATCGTGTAGCTTCTATACCTGTCGTTGTTGTTGAGAAGTGGATGCGTGAAGGTTTTAACATTTGGGACAAAAACGTTAAGGCTTCTGAGATTGTCGCTCGTCTTAAGAGTGAAAATCTAGACGCCTTTCTCACGACAACTAAGAGTATTTAATAATGGCAATGGACCCAAAGAACACAGACCGTGGCGCTGTAGTTACACTTACGGCTGCTGGCGCTGGAACCTTTACTTCTGCTGATCTACAAAATGTTACAGGTAGTGGTGTATCCGTTGTCGTAGATATTACGGCAATTACAGGAACTTCACCTACACTTACAGTCAAAATACAGGGCAAAGACGTTGCCTCTGGTAAATATTTTGATTTGATTACTGGTGCTACTTTGAACGATACAGGCACAACCCGTATGCGCGTTTACCCAGGTATCATTCAGACTGGAACAACTACATTTGTATCTGATGTTGTCCCTGAGTGGTTTCGTATCTCTTATACAATTGGTGGTACGACTCCTGCTGTTACAGCGACTATCGGCGTTTGCACACAACTTTAAGGACTTAGGACGTAATGGCTTACGTTGACGTAAAAAACCAATTCTTAGGACTTCTCAATCGTAGAGACATTACGCCCTCTCTGACCAACACATTTATGCAGTTTGGTATCCAGCGTATCCAAAGGGAACTACGTGTCCCTGCTATGGAGAAGCTTGCTGTGTTCGTCACTGATGGAACCTACAACGTTTCAGTCCCCGGTGATTACTTGGAGATGATTAGTAGTTACACGAATACGACTACAAGCCACAAAAGGCTTACTCGAGTAGATGCCCAAACTATATTGGACTACTCCAAACAGTCAGGTATCCCTCAATTTTACTCCCGTATTGGCGGTAACTTTGTGATAGGCCCAGTGCCACCATCAGATACTAACATCTTTATCTACTATTATGCAGATGCTTCAGCTCTAGTTGCCGATAGTGATACCAACTGGATTACTGAGGTAGCCCCTACGCTCCTTATCTACGCTGCTCTGTCTTACGCATCTGATTACTTTCTCGACGATAGAAAGCAGATGTTTGAAGCATCCTATATGCAGATAGCAGAGCAACTACAGAACATGGCCTTACAGGATGAACTTGAGAACGCCTCAGTATCATCTGCCTATGACACAGCACCGAATTATGTCGGTCCATTCTTTGGGTGGTAATAACGTTGTCAAGCTCATCATCATCATTCTTCTCAGGAACTAATCCTACTCCTACCGAATATCAAACAGCAGTAGACCTTGTTGCTCAGGCAACTCAATCAGCAACCAACTCTCTTTCATCCGCTAACAATGCTGCTACTTCAGCTACAAGCTCTCAAAACTATTCGATAGCTGCTGGAACTAGTGCAACAACAGCAACTAACCAAGCGGCTTCTGCTACTACGAGTGCAACTAACGCTGCCAGCTCTGCTACAGCAGCCAGCACTTCTGCTACTAATGCAGCTTCGAGTGCATCTACAGCAACAACTCAAGCATCTACAGCAACTACTCAAGCAACAAATGCGGCTAATAGTGCAACTGCGGCTGCGACTTCGGCAACCAATGCAGCTACAAGTTCAACTGCTGCTGCGACTAGTGCATCGAATGCTGCCGCTACGCTCTCAGGAGCTATGGTCAAGGCGAGTAACTTAAGTGACGTAGCTAACGTAAGTACAGCAAGAACTAACCTTGGTGTTGCTATTGGTTCCAACGTTCAAGCTTGGGATGCTGACCTTGACTCTATTGCAGCTATTAGTGGAACAAACGGTCTGCTAAAGAAGACTGCTGCTAACACTTGGTCGTTAGATACTACGAGTTACCTAAGTGGAACTGTAGCTGTTGCTAATGGTGGTACAGGTGGAACAACGAGCACAGGCTCTGGTTCTGTTGTCTTAGCTAATAGTCCTACCTTAGTTACTCCAGCTCTTGGGACGCCTTCGAGTGGTAACTTAGGTAACTGTACGTTCCCCACGCTCAATCAGAATACTACAGGAACTGCTGCTAACGTAACGGGAACTGTAGCTGTTGCTAATGGCGGCACTGGCCTCACCAGTTTAACCGCTGGACAAATCCCGTTTGGGAATGGAACAAGTGCGTTTGGTTCTAGCAGTAATCTGTTTTGGGATAGTGCGAATGCTCGGCTAGGTGTTGGAACAAGTTCTCCCGCTGTCCAGCTAGAACTTGGAGGCATCGCCTCTCCAACTGTTAGATGTAATTCAACCACTGGTTCGGTTGATACGCGCCTGCAATCTATTGGTGCAAGTGGTGTTGGTATTGTCGGCACGTATTCTAGTAGTCCTTTACTGTTTTACACTTCCGCCACTGAACGTCTCCGTATTGATAGCTCTGGTAATGTTGGTATTGGTGTTTCAACTAATTCTGCGTGGAAAATAATTGTCGATAGCTCCAATAATTTCGGTTCAGCATTATACCAGTGCAGAAGCGACACCAATTACCCGATTTTCGGCACAGACAGAACGCGAGCAGGTGGTGCAAGTGTGCAGTCTGGCGACTTTCTTGGCCGACTGCAATTTAGTGGTTGGAACGGAAACTCAAACGGGCTTGCTGCCATTGACGCATTCGTAGATGGCACAGTTTCAAGCACATCTCTCCCGACAGGTTTTATATTTAGGACTGTACCGTCTGGCTCTACGACATCGCTAGAACGCCTCCGCATTGATAGCTCTGGTAATGTTGGTATTGGAACTAGTAGTCCATCTGATAGATTAACGGTTTCGGGTAACGCACTATTTCTTCGCCAATCTGCAAACGTAAATCTGAACTTACAGTCTCTTGGTGGCTCTGGCCGCTCTTGGACAATTTCGTCAGACACTAACGGTGGATTTAGCTGGTATGATGGGACGGCGGCATTAATACGGATGTATATTACCACATCTGGTAATGCTTGTTTTGGACGGTCATATGGTAGCAACGACAGAATTGGTATAGGTGGAGGAACATCCGATATATCATCTGGAACAAATGCATTTGGCATTCAGAATGATGTGACTGTTTCCAGTTCAACGACGGCAAATTACGTCGGAAGTGATACTTATATTTCCACATCTGCGGCGTCGTTCACGCTAACAAACCTTTCTCACTACCGAGCTGGACTAGCAACGATAGGCGCAGGCTCTACTATAACAAATCAGTATGGCTTCAACGCGCAATCTACACTCACAGGCGCAACCAACAACTTCGGCTTCTACAGTAACATAGCATCCGGCACTGGCCGCTGGAACTTCTACGCTAACGGAACCGCTGATAACTATTTTGCTGGTAATGTTGGTATTGGAACTAATAGTCCAGCCGTTAAACTTGATGTCGTAGGACAAGTTCGAAGTATAGATGGCGCGGTTGATCTTCGATTGCTTCCTATCAGTGCTTCGAACGTGGGTATATTTGGAACTTTATCAAACCACTCACTTGTAATTTACACAAACAATACAGAACGCCTCCGTATTGATACTTCTGGGCGGGTTGGAATTGGCGCGACTATTCAAAACGCTTATCAACTGACTTTAGGCGGCTCAATTACAGGCTCAGCGTTTTCTGAAGGGATTGGTGTCCGTTCTGTTGTTCAGTCCGACGTAACTAGTCGGGCTGATGGATATTTCTCGTTTCTATCAACAGCAGCAAGTTCGTTTACGCTTACAAATCTTAATCACTTCTTTGCCGCACAAAATAGCATTGGCGCTGGATCTACTGTTACTAACCAATTTGGCTTTTCTGTTGATAGCTCACTCACAGGCGCAACCAACAACTTTGGTTTCTTCAGCAATATTCCATCCGGCTCAGGACGCTGGAACTTTTACGCTAACGGAACGGCGGATAACTATTTTGCTGGTAACGTAGGTATTGGGGCTACGCCAGGGACAAGATTAGATGTCGCAGCATCATCGGCAGGGTCAATCAGTAGATATTATTTTAGTGGGTCAAGTGGCGGCGGTTCTGAGATAAAAGTATCTAATGGATTTAGCAGCACAGCCCCAATTTATTCATTTTGGTTTAACAATAATACTGGAATTGGAAACCCTTCTAGTAACGTAA